GCTGGTGGCCCCAGCGTAGGGAGTCTTTTTGAGGCCGATTATGCTATCCAAAATAATGGGCCACACTGCGTTTATGACACTGCAAACGACAAGGTTGTCATGGCAGGAGGAGATAGTGATGGTCGGCTTGCCGTTTTTGTAGGCACTGTATCTGGTGAGACTATAACTTTCGGATCGAAACAAGAAGCTGGAGATGATCCGTTAGTTGAGAATGTTGCCCTTACCTACGACCCCGATAACAGCAAAGTCATTGTGGCTTACAGGGATCGTAGCAATTCCAACTACGGAACTGCCCGTGTCATAACGGTCAGTGGGTCTACAGCCAGTTTTGGAACAGCTACGGTTTGGCTCAGTGCCGCAGGAAGCGACAAGCAAATGACCTACGACACCAATGCAAACAAAGTTGTAATCGCATCTCGTAACAACAGCCAGAGCGGAAACGGCTATGGTTATGTGGGAACGGTGTCGGGGACGAATATCAGTTTTGGCAGCGGCACAGCGTTCACCAGTACTGGCACTTGTGACAACATAGGAGTCACTTTCGACAGTTCAAATAACAAGGTCGTTGTCGTTTACCAAGACAATACCGCAAGCCACGGCCTATCAGTTGTAGGGACGGTTTCTGGGACGAGTATCAGTTTTGGTACGCCTGTGACAATCAACGCCGCTTCCACCTCAGAACTCTGTTGTTCATTCGATGCAACGAACAACAAAGTTGTGGTTTTTTATAAAGATGCCGGTAACAGCGGTTACGGAACGGCTATTGTCGGCACGGTAAGTGGAACCAGTATCTCTTATGGCACGGAAGTTGTTTTTGAGTCGAATAGCATCGTGCTTGCCGCAGGATTTCAATCCTCTGTCTTTGATCCAGATAATTCAGTCGTCACTATCAGCTACTCCTTTACTGGTGGTGGCGGATGCTTCAAGGCTGGTACGGTGAGTGGTACTAGCATCACCTTTGGCGACAAGCTCGTCTTTGAGCCGGGAGATATTTACTACCCTGAGTCGTGCTACGACCCCGACACAGACAGAGTAGTAAATGTTTATATTGATGCTGGTAGGAGCAATTATTTCACTGCCGCTGTTATCAAAGCTGTTAGCTCAAACCTGACCTCCGAAAATTACATAGGCATTGCGGCTGACACCTATGCTGACAATGAAGAATCAACCATTGGCATTGTCGGCTGTATCGACCGTAACCAGACCGGCCTTACAGCAGGCCAGCAATATTTTGTCCAAAACGATGGCACATTATCGACTACGGCAGGCGATCCTTCTGTTCTAGCAGGGACGGCCATATCCGCTACTGAGTTGGTGGTTAAAGAATGAAGACCTTGGGTGACACGCTGCCAAGACGATTTAAGGCCAAGGCCAGTGGCGCCATCACCGCAGGCAAGCCTCTGATCGTGAAGTCTGACGGTGATGTGACGCAAATTGCTCAAAGTAGTTCTGTGCTTTCTACACCATCGCTTGGCACCTCCGCAGAATATACGGGCAATGTTGGCGGCTCTACGCCTATAGAAACGGTGTATGACGCCAACGCAAATAAGTTTTTGATATTTTATCAAGAGCGCGATACCGGAACATATTATGGCAGAGCCAAGGTAGCGACTGTTTCTGGCGACAGCGTTTCATTTGGCGCGGCCTCAGCTAATATGGCCGCAGGCGCGGGAAATGGTCGCGGATACGGCATTTTTTATACAGGTTCTTACGACTCAAGCGCACAAAAAATACTAATGGTTTGGAGAAACTCATCCAACAGTAATTACAGCACGGCGCAGGTTGCGACTATATCAGGCACAACCGTGTCTTTTGGCACGTCATCTGTTTTTTATAGCGCTAGCGCTCTGTATCACCGAGTTGTCTATGACGCAAATGCTGGTAAACATTTGATTGTTTATGCAGACAGCAGTGGTGTGGCGTATGGAATTGTAGCGACAATATCAGGCACCAGTGTAAGTTTTGGTAGCGCCACCCAACTCAGCGCAGGGGGAACTCGCTCAGAACATTTTGGATTGGCTTATGACTCAACCGCGCAAAAATCCCTTTTGGTCTATGGCGACTCAAATAACAGCAACTACGGTACAGGGCGGGTTTGCACGATTAGCGGCACGAGTGTAAGCGCAGGCACAGCGGCTGTTTTTAATAGCGCAGACACTCAATTTTCTGAGGCCAATTACCAAACCACAGCACAAAAACACGCGGTTCTGTACGCTGATGCAGGCGGCGATGATTATGGAGAGGGGTGTGTTGCAACCATTAGTGGCACAGATGTGACATTTGGCTCGGCAACAACTTTCTGGACTGCTGTCGGAGGCGGCTCTTCTCCCCAAGACATAGGCGTAACTTACGACTCAACTGCAGATCGCACAGTTTTTGCATTTCAAAATGACGGCGGCACTGTGACTAGGGCCGTGATGATGGCGGCGATCTCTGGAACATCTATTAGTTTTTCGAGTAGCGTAGAATTTGTCAGCGATAGCGCTAACGGCGTAAGCGCCAGACTTGCTTATGGCTCTGGCGTAGACAGATCATTATTGGTTTACAGAGACACAACAGACGGCAACGCAGGAGACGCGAGAACGGTCAAAGCAAGCACTACGTCTACCAATCTGACGAGTGAAAACTACATCGGCATCGCAGAATACGCAGCGTCTGACACAGAAACAGCCACCGTGCTTATCAAGGGCGGCGTCAGCACCACACAGTCGAGTCTAACCCCCGGCCAAACATACTTCGTGCAAGGTGATGGCACACTGGCCCTCACAGCAGATGATCCTAGCGTTACGGCTGGCACGGCTGTTGCCTCCACCAAACTGATAGTAAAGGGCTGACATGAGTTATTTAGGCAGACAGCTAAATGTTCCAGCCAGCGTGTTTGAGGCGGTGGCTGACGGATCAATTACAGCGGGCTCCACTGTAGTTATTAAATCGTCGGGCAAAGTGGCAAACGTCACCGATCAATCTGCGTCAACTTCTTCTCCCGGAGAAATAAATGGTAATCGTCAAACGGATTTTGACACCGCCTATGATGCCAGCCAAAACTGTGTATTAGTCGTTTACAGAGAAAATTCAGTTGCTGGTAAAGCGTGTGTACGAGCGGCTACCCTTTCTGGCTCCACACTTACTTTCGGCACTGAAGTGGTTACAGATATGATTCCTGCGGGTGCCCGAGTAAGCATTGCTAGTGACGGAAGCGGCGGTTTTATTTTAGTTTGCGAGGATAGTAATCAATCTAACAAACAGTTTGCGTTAGCAGGAACAGTATCTGGCACGAGTATAACGATAGGCAATGACGCAGAGTTCGCGGACAGCACCTATGGCATAAACGATATCATGTTTGATAGCACATCTGGCAAATTTGTCATCGTTTACGTCGACAACCAAAACAGCTTTTACCTCACCGCCAAGGTCGCGACTCGCTCTGGAACGGGCTTTAGTCTGGGTAGCGCGGTTGCAATAAGCTCTGAGACCTACCTTTATGGCCTTCGATGCACGGAAGACACGGATGAAAACAGAGTTGTTGTTTTTGCGGGTGGGTCAAGTCAAGTCAGGTGCGTTGCTGGGCAAGTTTCTGGTACATCAACGTCTTGGGGTTCAGTGGTTCAGCTAACTAGCTCAAAGGTTGTTCATGATGGTGAAGAAAACACCTGTGAGATAACCTATGACAGTAGTGCAAAAGCTACTGTTTTTGTTTATTGCGATGATGAAACCTCGCCGAGCAAAAAGACTGTGGCACTTATCGCAACACTTAGCGGAAGCACTGCGACAATCGGCAGTAGACAAATACTTTATGGCGATGATAAAGCGCGACAACCAAGCGCAGTTTATGATCCTGTATCACAAAAAGTTCTTGTGGCGTTTGATAAAGGTGCAGATGGACAACCCAGAACAGGACAATTTTTACTGGCAACAATCACAGGAGGGACATCGCGTAGTGCTACTGTGAGTGGACTAACTGAATTTGAGTCTGGTCGAACGTCAATGCCATCGTTGGTGCATCACTCTGGTGAAAACAAAAACGTCATCTTTTATTCTGATGAGGATGACACAGACACAGGAAAATACGTTATCCAAGCAAGCCAGTTCCAGAACTTTACTGATTTCATTGGCTTCACTGACACTACCTACGATGATGGCGACCTTGTGAAAGTCCAAGTCGGCGGGTCGGTCAACGGCTTGCAATCAGGTCTTACAGCAGGGCAGACATATTTCGTCCAAACTGACGGCTCCATAGGCACAAGCGCTGCTTCAACTTCCGTCACAGCAGGCACAGCAGTTTCAGCAACAGAGATATTAGTAAAGGGATAAACCATGAAAACCATTACCGAAAACGCAACTAAGCTGTCCAAGTACCTGTTTGAAGATAGCAAGGCAGTAGACATGGGTTCTGACAAGATCACGATTGGTGACCCATCATCACCTGATTTTTACATTGCCGATCTCAACTCTGGCAATGCCACTTTGACCGAGAGCGTGACGGATGCTCCAGAAAATTGGTCTGGGAACCGCTACACTTACGATCCTAGTGCTGATCCTAAATGGGTGGCAAACCCAGATTGGGTCGATCCTAATGCGTAGTATTTGGAAACGATTGTCTTATATTTGGTGCTGGACACCTATGTCTACACATGGGCGATAGGCAGTAGAACACGGTTAGAACATTATAGAATTTGTCGCTACAGGGAGCTGAACAGCGAGTCAGAGCAGACATACACTTGGTATCTGCCTTACTTCACGTCGTATTGTGATCCGTATGTGATCTACGAGGTTCCCAATGATTGACCCTGTGACCGCAGTGGCAGCGGCGACCAAAGCATACGCAACCGTCAGGGCGTGTATCGAAATGGGGAAGGGCATCGAAGACACGTTCCAAGTGGTCGCTAGGTGGCAGGGCCATGCCAGTGACGTTCTTTACGCAAGCCAAAGACACAAGAAGCGCACCAACCCACTGAAGCAAATTGTGTTTTCTTCTTCAGTCGAAGCGGAGGCGGCAGAGCTTTTTGCACACAGAAAGCGAATCGATAATCAGCGCAAGGAGCTTATCCAGCTTCTGCGCTATGCGTATGGTAATGAGGGTGTTGAAGAATACAGGAACTGCATGAAAGAGGTGCAGGAACAGCGCAAGCGCGAGGTTTATGCTCAACAGGAAGCTAAAGATGCGCTGGTAAAATCTGCGTGGATTGCTATTCTTGCAGCCGTAGCAGGTTACATGATTTGGATAATTGTACAGGCGGTTACGGGGAGAGCGTGAAATGCTGGATGAGCCTTCTAAGCAAATTGTAGATACATTTTCTGTGGCAACGACTGTGGGGGCGCTTGCTGGCGTCCTCCCCGCTCTTGCCGCTTTGCTCACAATTTTGTGGACAGCTATAAGGATATGGGAGACCGACACGGTGCAAGATCTTTTCCAGAAAAGGCGCAAGCGGGATAAGAAAGGCCGCTTTGTGAAGGAGGATGATTGATGCTTCAAGCACTCATTGGGCCCGTCACCGGCTTACTGGATAAGTTCATTCCAGATGCAGACACCAAACAAAAACTGGCCCACGAAATCGCTACCATGTCAGAGCGCCATGCGCAGGAACTTGCGAAAGGCCAGATTGAAATTAACAAAGCAGAAGCGGCGCATAAGTCAATGTTCGTTGCCGGGTGGAGACCGTTTGTCGGCTGGACCTGCGGCGTGGCCTTGGCTTGGCATTTCGTGGGTCAGCCTATTGCTGTTTTCGTCATCACATTCGCTGGCGTAGACACTCCTCCGCTCCCCGTGTTTGAGATGGAAAGCCTGCTCACCGTGCTTCTCGGTATGCTCGGTCTGGGTGGACTTCGGAGCTGGGAAAAGACGAAGCAGGTAGCGAGAGAGAAGTGACGCCTGAAACACTCGACCGATGGAGACTTATTCCTCGCTTGGTCATGGTTTGCGTGTTGCTATTCACCTACCGAGTCGTGGAGTGGTATATGGGCTTGGAGACTCCGACTACACAACAAACTTCCCTAGTGGCAACGATGACCGGATGCCTTACTGGAAGTTTTGGCTTATTCCTAGGTTCTGGTAAAAAAGAATGAGGATTTCCCCCCACGGCATCGCCCTCATCAAACACTTTGAGGGGTGTGAGACAACCGCATATCAATGCTCTGCAAATGTTTGGACCATTGGGTACGGGCATACTAGGGGTGTTCGAGAAGGAGACGAAATCACTGAAGATAAAGCGGAGTATTTGCTCCTCGAAGATCTCAAGCACTTCGAAGGTTTTGTGGACCGCTTGGTCGAGGTCAGCTTGAATCAAGATCAATTCGATGCGCTTGTTTCTTGGACATTCAATCTTGGCCCAACGAATCTCGGTGAAAGTACGTTACTCAGAAAACTCAATCAGGGGCACTACGATGAGGTGCCCGCTCAAATGGCGCGTTGGAACAGATCCGACGGCAAAGTCTCAGAGGGTCTAAAGAGGCGTCGCAAGGCAGAGGGCCTGCTCTGGCAAGGACTCGACTGGAAGGATGTCTAATCTAGCATTAAAAGATTTTGACATTCTTTCTGACCAAGAGAAGCAAGAGGCTCTGGCCCTGCTTCAGCGCTACGAGACGATAGAGCGGCAGGAAGATTGCCAGAAAGACTTCATTCGCTTTGTAAAAAGCCAGTGGCCCGATTTTGTCGAGGGGCGACATCACCGCATTATCGGTGAAAAATTTAATCGGATCGCTCAAGGAAAGCTAAAGAGGCTGATCGTTTGCTTGCCTCCGCGTCACACCAAGTCGGAATTTGCCTCTACCTTTTTTCCAGCATGGATGATGGGTCTCAAGGGCGATCTCAAGATTATTCAGACCACCCACACTGCTGAATTGGCAGTTAGATTCGGGCGCAGAGTGCGGAATATCATCGACTCTGATGAGTATCAGACCGTGTTTCCAGAATTAAAGCTGCAAGCTGACAATAAAAGCGCAGGCCGCTGGACTACAAACAAGGGCGGCGAATCGTTCTACGCAGGTGTGGGCGGTGCAATTACAGGTCGCGGCGCTGATCTCCTTATCATTGACGATCCGGTCTCGGAGCAAGACGCTCTGAGCCCGACCGCCATGGATTCAGTTTACGAGTGGTACACCTCTGGGCCCCGCCAGCGTCTTCAGCCGGGCGGTACTATCGTGATTGTAATGACCCGCTGGAGCACCAAAGACCTCGTGGGCCGCGTCTTGAAAAAGCAGGGCGATGATTATGCAGATCAGTGGGAAATTGTGGAGTTTCCGGCCATCATGCCCGAATCTGACACGCCACTCTGGCCAGAATTTTGGAAAAAAGAGGAGCTTTTGTCCGTAAAAGCGTCTTTGCCACTGTCAAAATGGAATGCGCAGTGGATGCAAGATCCGACAGCGGAAGAAGGGTCCATTGTAAAGAGAGAATGGTGGAACAAGTGGGAGCCTGATTATGTCCCTGAGTACGAATACGTCATTCAAAGCTATGATACCGCTTTTTCGAAGAAAGAAACGGCGGACTATAGCGCCATCACAACGTGGGCGGTTTTTAAGCCCAGAGATAGCGAGCCCGACGCCATCATTTTGCTCGATGCAAAGCGTGTCAGAGCTGATTTTCCAGAGCTGAAAAAGCTGGCTTGGGAAGAGTACAAGTATTGGGAGCCTGACTGCGTATTGATCGAGGCAAAGGCATCTGGCACCCCGCTCACACAGGAGTTGCGGCGTATAGGCATACCTGTCACCGCCTATACACCAAGCAGGGGGCAGGATAAGATTGCCAGAATGAACTCTGTGGCTCCTATTTTCGAGTCTGGCATGGTTTGGGCTCCAGAAGAGGCATTTGCGGAAGAGGTTATTGAGGAAATGGCTTCTTTTCCGTATGGCGACCATGATGACTACTGTGACTCGGCCACTATGGCTTTGATGAGGTTCCGACAGGGCGGTTTTCTGTCACTTGGAGACGATTACCAAGTGGAAATGCACCCGATGAGGCGTGATAGAAAGGTTTATTACTAATGGCGATTGAGCGAAAAGAATTAGGCACTGACACCAACCCAGATGTGATGCCTATGGGCAACGCCATGACGGTAATTCCCGAGCCATCACGACAGGACCAGATTCGACAGGCAGCAGAAATTCTTGTCGCAGATGACGCTATCCTCATCGACGATGAAATTGATGCTCCGGTCATGGAGGCGGCGCAAGCCCCGTTTACGGCCAACTTAGTCGATCAAATTGATGACGCTGACCTGATGGTCGTGTCAAAAGAGATTTTGGCTGGAATCGAGCAAGATAAAGAAAGCCGTGCCGAGTGGGAACGGACGTATCTTGACGGACTCAAGTATCTGGGAATGAAATTTGACGAGGCAAGAACCTCTCCCTTTCAAGGCTCCACTGGCGTCATCCATCCAATACTTGCCGAGGCTGTCACGCAATTTCAAGCGCAAGCATACAAAGAGATGCTTCCTGCTAAGGGTCCAGTAAAAACAGAAATTATCGGCGCTCGCACTCCAGAAACAGAATCTCAGGCGACTCGCGTCGAAGAGTTTATGAACTTTTACATCCTTAACGTGATGCAAGAGTTTGACCCCGAGCTGGATATGCTGTTGTTTTATCTGCCACTCGCGGGTAGTGCGTTCAAAAAAGTATACTTTGACACGGCAGTCAATCGTGCCATGTCAAAATTTATCGAGCCGCAGGACTTGATAGTGCCCTATGAGGCGTCTGATCTGACCAGCGCCGAGAGAGTAACCCACGTCTTACAAATGTCGAAGAACGAAATCCGCAAGCAGCAGCTCAACGGGTTTTATGCAGATATCGACATTTCTGAAAACGGATACTCACTGGCAAGATCAGAAATAGAAGAGGAAATTGACAGTATTGAGGGAATGGAGCCCAGCAATCAAAACACTCGGGATCACACCGTCTATGAAGTGCATACTGTTCTCGATCTTGCTGGCTTTGAGGACATGGGGCCCGATGGTCAACCGACTGGCCTCAAGCTGCCTTACATCGTCACCATTGATGATGTAAGCAAAAAAGTTCTTTCGATAAGGCGCAATTATTTAGAGACTGACGCTCTTAAAACTAAGATCAATTATTTTGTGCAATACAAGTTCTTACCGGGTCTTGGATTTTACGGCCTCGGGCTGAGCCACATGATCGGAGGACTTGCCAAAGCGAGCACGTCCATACTGCGTCAGCTCATCGATGCGGGAACGCTTGCAAACTTGCCTGCTGGATTCAAGGCTCGCGGTATGCGAATCAGGGATGAGG